GGAGTGGTCGGGTTCGACGCAGCAGACTCAATCGACCTCACCGCCGCAACGATTCTCTGCATGCGTCCTGACGACGACCATATCTATGCCAGACACATGGCGTGGATCCCGCAGAAGGTCTACGACGAACTCACCACAGATGGGAACCGACGCGAGAGGGACGGTGTTCCCTACACACTCTGGATTGAACGAGGTCTCATGAGGGTATGGCCAGGGAACATCGTCGACAAACGATGCGTACTTGAGTGGCTGAACGACCTCAGACAGACCGATGACCTCTACTGTTACGCAATCGGATATGACCCATGGCATATCGACGCGACCGTTCTCAACGAATTTGAGCAGTATTTCGGTAGGGATAATTGCCACAAGATCAGACAAGGCCCACAGACCCTCTCTGGGCCTATGAAGCAGTACAAATCAGACCTGTCAATCAATCGTATAGTCGATAACGCCAACCCAATTGCGGAATGGTGTCGCTCCAATGTCATGGTGAGAACCGACATCAACGGGAACATACAGCCGGACAAGAAGAACAACGACCCACGCAACAGAATAGACGTATGGGCTTCCGAGATAGACGCATACATCGTTCTCAATGAGATCATGGGAGACTATCAAGCCATCATCTGACCGCTCAGACCCATGAGGGGGTGGTCTATCTAAAACGTACGTTCCAACGCACAATCATATTATCTTGAATTGTGCGATTGGAGCAACGTGTCTCTATTCGATTCGATATTCCGTCGACCAATCAAAAAGGCCGTCGATTCATACTTCCAGACCTTCACGGCATACAGCCCGACATTCTCCACCCGCCAAGGCGGAGTGTACGAGATGGCTCTCACACGCGCCGCGATCACATCGGGAGCGCGTCAGGCTTCAAAGCTCGAAGCGAACATCGAAGGTGGAGCGAAGCCACAGGCGACCAGAACGCTCACGGGCAACCCGAACCCTTACATGACGATGAGCCAATTCATCGCAAGGGTGTACTCGGCTCTCAAGGTGGACACCACATCGTTCATCGTCCCCGTCCTGGATAGAGACCTCACCACGCAGATAGGTTACTATCCAATCATCCCATCGTATGTAGAAGCGTACGATTATCAAGGGACGCTATGGTATCGTTTCCATTTCCGCAATTCATCTACTATGGACATCGAAGCCTACCGAGTGGGCGTGATACGTGAATCACAGTACACATCCGACCTGTTTGGCGATGGGAACTCCCCTATCGACTCGACCCTTAATCTCATGTATACGCAGGACGAGGCGCAGCAGAACGCTCTCACCTCTTCCGCGACGCTGAGATTCCTGGGAAGGGTGAACGGGCAGATTCGCGACGAGGACATCGCGGCCAAGCGCAAGAGGTTCATCGCAGACAACCTGTCGGTTGAAAACGAAGGCGGAATCGCCATCTACGACAATACCTTCTCCGATGTCACTCCTATAACCTCGAAGGCTTACACCATCGACAGCGACCAGATGAAGCAGATCGACGATAACGTCTTTCGCTACTTCGGCACCAACGACGCGATCATCACCAACTCGTTCGATGAGAACCAATGGAACGCCTTCTACGAAGGGCAGATAGAACCCTTCGCCATCCAGCTCGGAGAAGTGCTGACCACCATGACCTTCACGCCATACGAGATCGCGTGCGGGAACCGAATCATGTTCTCCGCCAATCGTCTCGCCTACGCATCCAACCAGACCAAGCTCAACGTCACCACGCAGCTCATCGACCGTGGGGTCATGACGCTCAATCAGGCGTTAGACATCTGGCAGCTCCCCGGCATAGGCGAAGAGGGAGACAAGCGCATCATCCGAGGCGAGTACATCGACGCCGCTCTCATATCAGACCACACGCTGGAGGACGCACAGGCGGCAATCGCAGCAACCAACGGAGGAACAAATGCCATTGAAAACCAATGAGCGACAGTACCGAGACCTAGCGCAGGTACTCGGCACCACGCAGGACAACAAGAGGTTCGACACAGACTACTACGTCGAGGGTTATGCGTCCACGTTCGATGTCCCATACCTGCTCTACTCGTGTGATGGGGTGTCGTATTACGAGCAGGTAGACTCCACCGCGTTCGACGGTGCGGACATGTCCGACATCATCATGCAGTTCGACCATCACGGCACGGTCATGGCACGTCTGCGCAACTCCACGCTGATAGTCGAGCCAGATTCACATGGCCTATTCATCGCAGCCGACCTCTCCAAGTCGGCGCAGGCTCGCGACCTATACGAATCCATATCCAACGGACTCATCGACCGGATGTCGTGGGCGTTCACGGTAACGGACTCCGAGTACGACGCGGCCCGGAACCTGAACATCATCCACAAGGTGGGCAAGGTATACGACGTTTCGGCGGTATCAATTCCCGCCGACCAGGACACGGAGATAAGCGCACGTGATGCGATCAACGGAGCGATTGATGCGTATCGGCTGGAGCAGCAGGCGCTTCTCGATATACGGAAAAGAAGGTTGCAACTCGCAATCGCAATCGAAAGGAATCTCAAATGACGTATGAGGAGATTGAGACCGAACTTCGCTCCATACAGGAGCAGTTGACCTCCGATGGTGAGGTCGACATCGACGCGCTGGAACAGCGCAACGGTGAACTCATGGGCATCAAGAAGGATATGGACGAGAAGGCCGAGCGCAGAAGTTCTCTGCTCGCCGCTGTCGGCGGTGCCATCGACGAGGGAAAGGCTCACAAGGTGGAAGACTATTCGAGCGTCAAGGTCACCGAGCGAGCGGAACCCGGTCGTGATTCCGAGGAGTACAAGCGTGCGTGGGTCAAGGACATGGCTGTCAAGGCCGGACTGAACCTGCGCGACGGTGAGATGTCCGATGTCGAGCAGCGGGCGTTCACGTTCACGACTGGCAATACCGGCATCGTCGTTCCCACGATGGTCGAGAATGCAATCTGGAACCTCGTCGACAACGGATATGCGGTCTATGGCGACCTCAACATGTCGATGTTCAAGAACGTGTTCCAGATCAACCGCATGACCGCAATCGCAGCCGGTGACGCAAAGGCCACGACCGAGGGTGTCGCCAACGACGACGAGCAGGACACTTTCACCGCCATCGACATCACTGGTGAGGAATTCAAGAAGACCATCAAGATTTCCCGCAAGATGGCCGTCCAGTCCATCTCCGGTTTCGAGATGTGGTTGGAGAACGAGATCGCCGGTCGTCTGGGCAACGCGATGGATGCGCACTGCATCACCCGTCTGGGCGATGCGACGCTCGGCATGGCATCCGCCAACAAGATCACGACCGCCGGTGCGGGTGTGCTGCTGGAGTCTGAGGTTCGTAAGGCTTTCGGTCTGCTCGGAACCGATGCTGACGGCATGGCTGCCGCCAAGGGTAAGGCCATCTACGCAAATTCCGATGTCATCTGGAACAACATCGCAGGTCTCCAGGACACCACCGGACGCGCACTTTTCATCCAGAGCCAGATGGATTCCGACCCGCTTACCCAGGGACGTATCTTCGGTTGTCCGGTCAAGGAAGACCCCAATGTCGCAGCCAGCACCATCCTCATCGGTTATCCCGGCGCGTTCCGTGGCAACCTCTTCGACGGCCCGGACATCACTCCGTTCGTTGACAACGGAACCCAGCAGCACTGCTTCACGGGCTACGCGCTGTTTGACTGCGGTCTGGCCGTCCCCAAGGCTTTCGCCCAGCTCACCATCAAGGCTTCTGCCTGATAGGAGGCAGTGATGAAGGTCAGAACCATACACGACTTCTACGGAATCGACGAGAAGTGCGACCACGTCGCAGGCGAGGAATTCACCGTCACAGACGATAGAGGGAAGTCCCTCATCGCAAAGGGGTTCGTCTCCGAAGTAGAGGTCAAGAAGACAGCTAAGAAGGTCTCCAAGTGAGTGATTCAGTGGACATACTCATCGCGACGCGACAGGCTCTCAGATTATCCTCAACGTCCTACGACGATGAGATCTCCACGCTGATAGCGGCGGCTCGGGCGGATATGGTGTTGTCCGGTGTGCTCAAAACGAAAGCAGCCGACGACACCGACCCGCTCGTGCGCGTCGCAATCATCACCTACGTCAAGGCCAATTGGGGCATCGACAACCCGGACGCCGATAGGTACATGCAAGCG